ACCTTATAAAGCTGGTCGGGATCATCAGCAACGTAGGCTTTCGCGTCAGTCACGCCCGAGGCAAAGCCCGGCCAGTACTGAGAAAACGTCAGTTGTTTAGTCACAGGGTTGGTAAAAGTGCAGCCAAGGAACACACCAACAACACCCGCAATAGGGGTAGCGTCAGTGTCCAATGCCGACACGGCAACAACGCCATCAGCCGTCAAACCAACTACGTCGCCGTTAAAAATAGCGGTGTTGTAGTTGACCGAAGCGGTCGTGATAGGAAGTTGACGAGTTGCACCGGCAAACACCTGACCACCGATCAAATTGATCGGCTTTAGCCCGTAAGGGGCGTCAATCGTAGGATAAGCCATAATTAAACTCCAGAAGTTTGATTAATTACCTTTACCAAACGTCGTTGTGGACTTCCGTTCATTAAACAGAGGCATACGCGGATCGTTTTGGCGCATCAAACTGTTGTCTACAGAATCCATCTGGCCCTCGGCTTGACGCTGGTAATACGAATTACGCTGCTCAACGAGTTCCTGCGGGGTCTTACAGAGCAACAGCCCACCGATCTCAATGTTGTCTTTAAAACGACTATTGGGGTCGATTAGCAGTTGAAATTTGGGTTGTTCTTCAATCTTTACAGGCTCCCAACCCTCCCGCAGTTTTGCGGAAATATTACGAGGGTCAGCATTCTGCAAAGTTGAGACACGAATCCATCTGTACGCGAAACCGGGTTGCTTGTCTGGTTCAGGCAAAAGCTCAGGGGGTGTCCACTGCTTAGGACGTTCCTGCACGGTACGAGTTTCGAGTTCACGACTAAGTTTGTTTTCAGCCATTATTGGCCTCCATTTTCATAATTTCACGGGCGTATTGCTCAGGAGTTAACCCAAGCTTCTTTGCAATGCTCAACTGCGATTGCTTCAGCGTTATCTTTTTTGAAGATGTGCTGCGGGTCGCAGGAGCGACAACCGTGGCCGACTTTTCTGTGCGCGAACCAGATTTCTCGGGTTGCGATTTATCTTGGAAGTAGTCCGGGAAACGTTGACGCATCGTGCTATCAACCTTCTGCCAGTACTCGTCGGTGGACGGATACGAGCTACCGTACTGTTTGACTAGCTTTTGGTGTAGCCCAAGTGCAAGACTAGTCATCTCCTCGTCCTGACCGAACCATGTATTGCGCTCTTGCCACGCAGTAGCCCTCGGGTCAGGGCGAGCCACTTGTGCTTCTGGAGTATCTTTTACATCATCTTCTTGACGTTGTAAAGAGGGTACGTATTCTTTTGCTTTTTGCAACTTATAGTTAGCGTTGGAAATCTTCTCCTGCGCCTCAATAAGCTTATCGGTGTCGCCTGCGTCATAGGCTTCCCGGTAACTACGTTTGGCCGCGTCCAACTCCATCTCGGCAGCGGACATATAGGTATTAAGGTAGTCTTTTTCCCCTTGAGAAAGCTTTCCTTTGAGCGCTCTATTTTCGCTAAGGACACGCTGGGCAAGTTCCTCCGCTGCCTGCCGCTCCCGCAGGGCGGACTCTTTCTCCCGGCGCTCGTCATGCCACACCTTCTTCATCTGCTTCAGGCGGGTTTTGACCTTCTCCGAGTAGTCTTCCAGCTCGTCCTGCTCTAACTCTTGGACGATCTCTTTGGGCAGGGGCTCACGGCCACGGTCTTCCGGTGGGGTATCGTCCTCAATAACAAGATCAAAATTATCTTCTTGTTTGGCTTCTACCTTGCCGCCTTTTTTAGCTTCTATCTCGTCCGGAAACTCAAATTCTGTCTTTTCCATACTTTCTCCTTATGCGCGGCGGATGCCACGGGGGTCTTCGACAACAGCTTCCACTGTGTCGTCGTTAATCATGCGGAACTCTTTGCCGTGAATCTTCAACCGAGTACCACTGTTTGGACGAGCCAAGATGAAGTCACCGGGTTTACACCACGGACCACTTGGGAACCGCTTCTCATCCTTGTAGCAATCAGGACCAAGAGCCACTACAAAAAACACCGTAGCCAACACTTCTTCAAAATGACGGGTGGAATCTGCTTTGATCAGACCACTCTCGTACGTCTCTTCAATATCTGGCAAAGTCACAAGGATGTGGTACCCCGATGGCTGTGGCAGTTGTTTTGCTTTATCTTCTACTGTCTGTGGTACTTCACCGCTTTCTGTGGCGATTAGTATTTCACTCATCGTCGTTACGCTCCATTTGGTCTGCAAGGTCTAAAATAAATCCTTCTGCGATGGATAGACCCCGAATCTCCCCGCACATTGCGCGATACTCTGCGTAATCCTTTGCAGCCGCCTCACTCATTGCAGCAGCGAGTTGCGCCTGTTTATTATTAATTTTGTCTTTAATGATTTCTAATGCTCTGTCCATTACTCACCTTTTGTCGGCGGGTTTCCTTTAGTTGTAAAGGCACGTTCCTTGGCGATTTGTGAGCCAACTTTGATGCCCTCCAACTCCATCTTGCCTTGGAACTCTTGACGATCCTTGGCAGCTTTTGCTCCAACCTGCATACCTGCAATTTCTTTTTGTGCTTCGATACGTTCCCGCTCAACATCCAGTCGATCAGCTTTATCCGCTGCTTCAATCTGAAGTTTGGCTTTCTTGATGTCCACTTCCTCTTTCTTGATCTGGAGTTCTTGCATCTGCATCTGCACGACTGGGTCTTGTGCAGCTTGTTGAGCTTGCTGCTGTTGTGCCGCTGCCTCGTTCTTCTGAATTAGCTTCTGTGCAGCCATCGCCATCATGCGCGAGACTTCCAACTCCATCTCAGGTTGCAGTTCCTCATCCGGTGCAGGCAACGGAATACCCATCTGCTGTTCGATCTGCTTGCGATACTCAAACGCCACGTGCTCGTTGATATGCGCCATCATTGCCGCCATCATGGTCTGAGCTTGTGGATTCTGCCCGATAATTGCAGCAATCTTGGGGTCTTTTATTGCAGCAATGTGTACTGTAATATGGGCCTCGTGGTCCTGATATATGAATGCTTTGACCGGCTTCATATTCATAACAGCCATGTTTTCTGCCACAGGATCTTTGGGCTTCTGATCTTCGGCGCTTGGTACTAACTTACCGATGTTCTTAATACCCAAGACCTCCAGCATCTGACGGTTCAACTCCACCTGATCATAAATCTGTGGGTTGGCTGCTGCCATCTGCATGACTGCTTGGTACTGCACTACTTTCTGCGACATAGTTGCCGCGTTAGGGTCGCTGACCGGGATCACTTCTACATTGTCGTAGTCAGACTTCTTCGCACGACGTGAGCCTTCAACCGGCTCGTAGCTGTACTCTTCAGGTGTGTAGTCAGCAATGATGGTCTTCAAGAGACGGAACTCTTGTTTCATTGCGTAGTGAATGCGGGCCTGAACAGCCGACATAATCTTCAGTGTGCGCTCAAGAATTGCCAGCGTAGTACCGACAGGCGCTTGTGCCGACATATCACTGACTTTTAAATCAGCAGCAGATGCAAAGCGACGGCCTTCATCCACAATCTGATTCATCAGCGACATCAACACTTGGCTTGGCTCTTTATATGGCAGCGGCAAAATGTTGTCGCGTATGGTGCCAGACGCCACATCCACATCACGGAACTCACCCGGAGCGATAGGCGTATCGTCACCTTTGGTACGCATACCTTTTGACTTCAGCCCGCCCGGCAGGTTTGCCAGTGTGCCCGCGTCTACCAACTGACGAATTAATGAAGTACCTGACTTAGCGTACGCACCGATCAGGTGGATCAAACCAAAGTGATAGAAACCAAAGCCGGGGATGTAACCGTAGTGCACGAAGTGACTACGCTTTTGTTTCATGTCGTCGTCAGGCTGATAGTTACGACGGATAGCCAGCACTTCCTGTGACGTTTTGTCGATAGTGACAATGTACGGCAGGGCAATCCCTGTCTCATCACCATCATCGTCTTTGTCCTCGTAGCCCGGCAGGTCAAGATACACCTGCATCTCAAGGAGTTTGTACCGGTCGTCAGTGGTTGCGCGAAAGCCCATCTTCTCCGCGATCTTCTTCTCCACATCGTCCAGTGTATTGCTCGGTTCTGGCAGGTCGATATCTCGGTAAAAACCCGCGACCTGTAACCGACGTAGCTCATTCTCGGTCTTACGCATCACGTGCGTAACACGCTCGGCGGTCTCCAGATTAGACGCGCCGTACGGCACCACCACATCTTCAGCAGGCACGAACACAGACACCTGACGATTCAGCGATGGGTCAAAGTACACCTTCTTGAAGGCGTTACCCGACAGACCCAAGCCCCACAACATGCGCTCGTGCTCACCGCGATACTCCACCATCACGTCGGTGAGCTGGTAGTTCATGTCATCTCGGACACGTTCTGCCGCTTCTTTTTTCGCTGGAGTCTCTTTACCAATGATTTGCGTTTTAACCGGACCAGCAGCCGGGAAAGTTTCCATGATCGTCTCGCTCTGGAACTTGACCAAAGCCTCGGAAAGCAACGGATGGTATACGCCACAAGCCCCCTCCCATGGTTCAGACCGCTCCTCGATCTTCATCCCCAGTAGCTCAAGACCGTCCACGTAAGTCTGCATCCAGTCTTTGCGTGAGGACACATCCTCCTCGTACTCACTGATCAGGTCGCCCGCAATCTCAGCCAATATATCGTCTGGGATATCTTCTGCGAGGTTAGCGTTGAACTCTTCGCTCTTAATATCAGCGCCCGGCTCAATCATGATCTCCATACCGGGCAGGCCAATACTTACTGACTCTGGGTCTTCAATCTCAATCTCCAACGCGGGCTCGTTGTCACCCATCATCATGGGGTCCATACCCAGCGGGGCTTGGTTTAGTGCTTTATCAATCGCCATAATTTATCCTTAGTAATACGTCCGCTTGCGCTTGAACTCTCTGATCTCGTCCGGCTCATCATTTACTGTCCTGATGTAGCCACCCTTTCTGAACCGCATCAAAGCCATGGACACCGAGTCCACATAGTCGTCATGTTCCCCGCCGGGGAATGACCCCACCTCATCCATCACTTCTTCTGCCCACCGGGTCTCAGGTACCCACACCCGGCTACTTGCGAACAGATCAGAGACCGCGTTTAATCTACTGATCTTGTCGTTACCTTTGCTCGGTGTGAACTCCTGCACCGGTATACCCATGGACCGCATCTCGTAGATGAGTGGTGCGCCGGATGCTTTCTTCTCAATAATTATTGAGTCAGGCTCCCACTCCCTTGCTTCCTCCAACGCCCTCTTTTTCAGCGCCGGAAACTCCAACCGCGCCCGGATGGCATTTAACAGGATGATATTAGCCTGCATTATCCCAGAGTCGTCGGGCTGATAGAACACTCCCCACGTCGTACACGCAGAATAGTCAGCACGAGTGTGCTTCTCAAACGCCGTATCCCAACTTTGCAGTACAAATTCACATTGCGGGGGGTGATCTTTTTCCCATATCTGCCACCACTCCCGCTTAATGATTGCGGATGCGTCGGAGGTGGGGTTCTGCATGTACTGCGCCATCCATTTCTGGTTAGGCAGCTCATTTTTGAGGGTTTGGAGTTCTTTGAGTGACCAAAACTCGGGCCACAGCGGGCTACCACTGGGCAATATTGCAGGAAACTCAATCACTTCCCACTCATCACCGTCTCTTTGTGCCGCAGCCTTCAGAACTTGGGCTGTTAAGTCTTTTTTTGACCAGCGAGTCATCACTATGATGATTGACCCACCCGGCTGGAGTCGCTGCCGAGGGCCTGAGGTGTACCACTCGTAGGTCTTGTCGTAGATTTCCGGGTTCACTTCAGCGAGTGCGGCCTCTTGCTCACTGTGCGGGTCGTCAATAATCAGAATATCCGCGCCTTTACCGGTCACCGCACCGCCTACACCAATAGCGAAGTAGTCACCACCGGCTGATGTGTTCCATCGACCCGCTGCTTTGGAGTCTGATTGCAGTGCAACACCGGAAAACACACGTTTATAGGCGTCAGAGTCCACCAAATTACGTACTTTTCGGCCAAAACCGACAGCAAGCTCGGCGGTGTGCGAGGTCTGAATTACTTTTTTGTGAGGAAAATTGCCCAGAAACCATGCTGGCAGCAGGTATGAGGCAAATTCGGATTTCGTGTGCCGTGGTGGCATGTTGATGATGAGTCGCTTGCACTCCCCACGAGCCACTCTTTCAAACGCCCTAGCCATCTTGACATGGTGTGCTCCATTAATGAACGACGGCCAGACGTTATGCACGAACTGCATGAAGTCCCGTTTTGCCAGATCTGTTTTCTTACGTTCCTGAAGCTCCTCCAGTAGCTCCGCCGCCTTGCGTTGAACTTCTTCTGGCAGGGAGTTTATGAGCGCGGGGTTAGCCGCAAGCTGGCTGAGAATGTTGGGTGTCATTTCCCGTCGTCATCCTCATGGTCACCTTCTGGATCGGGTTCAAACGGGTCATCCAGTGCCGCAAGCTCTGCTTCCAGATCAACCAACGGTTGTGGGGCGTCGTTCTCAACCACGTCGGCTTGGCCCATGTACTTCTCCAACAGCGAGGTAAGCTCGGTCTCCAAATCTTCCGTGGGTTTTTGTTTGACGGTGATCTCCATCTGCTCACTGAATAGATTGACCCCCTTGCGTTTACCAAGTAACTCCAGCGCCTTTAATCTGACCTTGGGGTCTTCGTCTTCCGTCTCTTCTAGCAAACGGTTTGTCACGTAATTAGCGATGCGTCTGTTGGCCCCCAGAAACTCATGGTCGTAGTGCGACAGCATGGCTTCAAGCTTCAGGATGGCACCGGGCGGAGTCCGGCCGATTCTCAGCGGTGCTTGGTGGGCAAAGATTTGATGTGCTGTTGTGCTGTCGGCATCAGTCAGGTCAACCTCACCCCCGGCACCCATTAATTCTTTAATAGTGGCGCAAGCGGCAGCGGCGCGTTCACGGAACTGCTCCACCTCTTCAGGTGTCACATCGAACGGAAGCGGTATCCCTACTTCAGGTGTGATGACGAGTGGCATATTTTTCCTGCATTTTGTACACCCCCTGCCGTAAAGGGACCCATTTAAAAAGTCAAGGGGGGTGTTTCTATAGCGCGGAGTATATATGCCCTTGTGGAAATTGCAAGGGGGGTGGGGGTATTGTTA